CACATTGCTCACAAACGCCGCTTTATCCGGGATATCCGCCCCGTTCTGCGCTTTGTCGAGGCGGTGGCTGGCGTTGTCGTTGGCATTCGTGGCATGTTGGTTTGCAGCGTTGGCTAATCTTCTCACCTCATTTAATGCAGGATTTGTAGCATAGTCACCTTTAATCCTGTTTGGTGTTCAGGGCGTCAGTGACTGCATTCTGGCTCATCACCTGTAATTTACCGCTACCGACCGACTGGACCACATCTGACCGATTGAGTTTTTTATTTAGCTCATCCCAAAGCTGAGTAGTACTCACCAGTTTCCATACTGAGTTAACTTTATCTGCTGACTCAGTGTTAAAGTTGATTTTGTTGTTATCAGCTAAGCTCTGAAATTCTTTTGTTTCATCATCCGATTGTAAGATTGCACCTTTAGGATATCCGCCAATCGAATCAGCATATTCCTGAGAATATTTAAATTTCCCGCCTTTGGACAAATGCACAATATTATCTGAAATCTGGTTCAGAATACCGTTAAAGTCTCTGCCGCTGGGTGGTAGTCCTCCGGCCGCAACGGGCATCATGGTAACCAGTGGAAATCCAGTATTCCATGTCGCTTTTTGGCTCGGTAAATCTGATTTATAGTCAGCGGGTATTTCGTCTCGTTGTCCGTTTTTGGCAAACGGTGTTGGTATTAAATTTGGGTTTTTCATTATTCACCTGTTATGCAAGTGCAGCCTGATCGAATGGTTGAAATCCTGTGCCGTAGAATCCGAAAAACTCTCCTAGTGGCAACTCTGTAATAGATATTTTAACCCCTGATGGGCGAGGTAATATTTGACGATTATAAATTAAATTTTTTTCAAATTCAGATAATCTATATTCAAACACATATCTGGCGGTCATATGTCCGGTTATTAAATAATATGCCCTCCCTCTTATAAAACAGGATGACAAAAACCTATTAATATGATGGGCTGTTGCGTGTAGGATATTTGAAAACGCCTTCATCAATATCACTTCTCTGAATGTAGAATCATCCATCATATACGATGATTCTGAGTTATTACCTCCATAAAATGGCGATTGGTCAAATGGGGTATATTTTTTTGTTTCTTTAAATCCGAAATAATCAATATTCGGATCGGGTATCGATAAATCTCGGCTAATGCCAACTATCCGCCCCCAGATATCTAATCCAAATCCTCTCGCTGTGAGTATATTGACCGCCATCTGATAAAATTCATTAATATTCTCTCGCGGGTCTATGGATTCGTTAACGGAGTTGAGAATGGTACAAATAGCGGGACTGTTGGCATATTGACTAAGTAGCGTTTCTTGAATATTTTCCATTATTCTATCCTTATATCATCTATGGAAAGAACCGAAAATTCGTCAATGCCAAAATCCAGATAATTAGCTGCAACGCCGTTTTTTCTTGCTAACTGAATCGAAATCAACCGCTCTTTAGTTGATTGAGCTGTCACGTAAATATAATCACTGGCGATTAACTTTTTAGCTATTCGCCCTTTTCCTCGTCCTGTCCCGAACTCATCCAGAATGGATTTTTTAATAGCCTCTTTATCCTGATGAGTTAGCCGCAACTTATCCCCAAATGTGATAACAAACTCAATCGGAATATGAGTCGGCCTGATGAATTTAATGTCATAGGTTGGCGGCAGATAGGGGAAATTAACTGTGTCCTGATATTTGACGGCAGTATTCCCGACAAATGAGCACCCTGTCCCGGCCTTAATGAATATCTGTTGGGCTATCTCGTTGTCATCACCACCCACCACTGAAACCGCGATAGAATTCCTGGTAATTTGATAGTTTGTCGTACCAACGCTAACCGTTTTGTCGGACGGATTATCAACCACATAGCAATCAACGATATTTTTGATATTGGAGATTGCGCCATAGGTAGCAGCATTGGTGTTTTTGGCATTAACCGCGACCGACTCCTGTCGCCTCAGTTCGAACTCCTACCGTGATTCCTCGCCCCGGCCAACGATAGCTGCTGTTTTATTGACAGCCGAATCAATACCATTGACGTTTTTAATTACGCGATTAATCGTCCCCGCCGAGGCTGTTACTCGACCAACAACATCACAGTGAACGTTGACTGTAGCCAGTCCATCATCGCCAATCCTCGCCTCTATTTGGGTACTCCATGTTTTACCCGAATCATCAGCCACCTGAAACCCAACCGGAATAACAGTATTCGCCAGTCCGTTAATCATGACCTCGGCGACTGATTTTGTCGCCCGTTTACGTTGCAGGAAATAAATGTAGGCGAGCGCATCTTGCATCATGCCATCAGCATAACGAGGGTCGAAACTGTTCAATAGATTGATAAAAACATGACGCTCATCGGTAATAATCGCTGTCAGTGTCGTGACGAGCTGCCCTTGCGGTGTGTTCATATCCGTATTGAGATTATCACCAAAGCAGCCACGCATAACCTGCCACAGACCATCAATAACCTCCTGAGTCGATGGCGCTAATATCCCCTGTGACGTGATTTGTATTTTGGGTATCATAGTTCTATTGCCCCCTCCCGTCCGTCAATGTCGGTGAATTTAATCCGACCTCTCACAATCAGGTCATTTGCCGTACTCAGTTCCACTGTGGCCGAAACAACGCCATCAACCGATAGCGCAGCATCCTCCAGGTATTTACGATACATCGCCAGTGAGTATCTGTTTTTCCCTAAAATCTCCTCCAGATACGGAATACCGTCACCCTGCGAATAGTACAGGTCGTTCACAAATACCCGACAGGCATTCGCGACCGATTGCGCTCTGGCGTACTGATCTGAGGCAATAGCGAGATTGCCCGCCGCATCGAGAGTTAAATCCCATGTGGCAGGCATTAAAAATAATGTCCGCATTGTTTATGCCTTTTGGTTAGGTATGCTGGTATTAGCGCCCTGTCCGTTCTCGTGGTGAGTGTGGCGGTTATATAGCTCGCGCATTCCTGCCATTGATTGGGAGTTGGTAGTTGCGTTGTCAGTAATGTTGCTCTTGGCCTGAATGGTGCTGGTCGTTTCTACCGGTGCATTGAGAATGATTTTCGTCCCTCTCATGTTAATTTCACCCGTAGAGACAACGTTAATGCCACTCTCCAAAAAATGGACAAATTGACTAGGTGCACCATTGAGCAGACCACCAATATAGAGGCTGTCTGCTATGTCATATTTGCGTTTACTCCCCGGAGGCGCGGAACCTCTCATTCGTTTCACCTTCGAGATATCCCGACTGGCAGTGAAACAGAAACCGAGGTCGCCCGCTTTCGGGTCTAGAATGACTGCATTCGCACCGCCCTGATAACGGAAATACGGCACGTTGTAGACCGTGGCAGTCTGGTAGATATTGCCTGCTCCATCGACTTGTTGTACCAGCGGCAGGATATCGACATAACCGACAGGTGCGACACCACCACCGTGGACTTTCAACACCTTGCAAATGGTCACTGTGCCCATTTTGCCAATGAGTGACCAGATAACTGCCTCTTGAGTCATCGCTCCACCAATAGTTACCTGTGGATCATATAAATAAATTTGTTCATCATTTCTTGATTGCGGCATAACTATCACCTCTTGGGCTGGTGTTAACATCCATAATCCATTGTGCTGAATCCTGTTCTGTTTCTAGTACTATCCTGACACCGTAAGTCAGCCAGTCACCATTACAGATAGATATCTGGCTGCCAGTAACTCTGACAATGCCACCAAATCTTACCAATGGGTCATAGAAGCATTTAAAATCAATACCTCTCGTTGAAGGAACTGGATAGCCAATCAATCCAGTCTCTGGCGAAATAACAGGGATTTTTAAATTTCTGGGTTGTCCTTTTCTAGTTACAATAATGGTATTGCTTTCAATATATAAATTTAGATTTGCAGCCTCCGCGAGCCATCTAATTTTTTCCATATTTGTGTTACCCAGATATACATCTGACAAGATCGCGCTGACTCCATTAGATTCAAATGAATACCCCATACGCTGACAAATGTTGCTCATAATATCAACAACATCGTGTTCTCCCTCGTAACTCTCAGCATCAACACCTGTCATTTTCTCCAAAATAGCCGTTTGCGCCTCAATTATCAGTGCAACATTAGGAGCATCGCCCATTTCTGGATAGGCAAAAATAATGCCTCCTTTAAATACTTGAGATAATTCCTCTCCTTGCTCACCTGCTTCAATGGTTACGGTATTGCGCAATGCTGTTAATGTATTCCGTCTGATACGCAATAGTTTCTCCATTGTCTCTACTGGCAACCCGTGAGCCTTAATGCGAGCATGAGGAGCAATAGCGCCATTGCCGTAATTAACTTCGGCACTAATCCGTAATCCGGTTGCAGAAAGCTTATTTTGCCCGCTTGAAGTGAATGATTCGTTTTCGCTGGAAAGAGCGAGGGTAATTCTAATTTCTTTTCTATTAAATGCCATTTATCCACGCCAACCTATATCGAGAGCCTAATTGTGAATATTCTGGATCGGCATTCCCTTCGATGTCTGAAAATACCAGCCATTCGCAAATGTACGTCATATTGCGGCAGATGCGATTGTATACCAGATATTCCCCGTTTTTTTTTTGACCGTAGCAAATAAATTGCCAAGTCTTGTTTCCAGTATTAAATCGTAATTATCACTTTCCAAAGAAAAAGAAACAGCCTGATTTGGAGTTTTGTCTAAAGGAATTTCGGTTATCATTGAAAATTCCCTCCGCTTATTTGCTTAACCATATTTTCTGCTTGAGCTTGCATATTTGATAAGTCATTTCCTATACCATCAAGACCTTTTAATATTATTTTGCCGGCCTCTGCGAGTACTTTTATCGTTGACATCTTTCCGTCTTTATTTAGCTCACCAATTTCTTTAGCTATAGCTCCTAAAGAACCCGGAGATGAATTGGATTCAACTTTCTGCGTTTTATCCCCGCCGTTCTTTTTCTTTGCATCATCAGGATTTTTAACTTCTTCCTTGTCATATTTGACTTTTACCTCCCTGATTTCCTCCAGATGGACATTAATCTTGATGAGTGTTGCACCATCTTTAGCTTCGCGAGCCAAATCGTAGCCGACGATAGCCGCATTGGTGTAGACGAATTCAGGCGTGACCACATGGAATTTGAGGGTGCTTTTTGCCAAAATTTCAATCTGAGACAGAAACGCACCGCGCTCTAACGTTCCACCAGTACTTTTGGTCATCTGAACCGTGACTTTATATGGCTCGCTAACTTTGTTATAAGAGGCGAATGAGCCGTTCTCTATCGGCGCACTCGCTACACGATATTGGTTTTGGTATTGCAGTGATATCACGCTATCAGCGAGCAATAGAGGAATTCCGTACTGGTTGAATATTCCCCAATAATTGCCAAATAATGTGTTTATTAATGCAGCGCCGCCAAGACTAATTCCCGCGTCCATTGCGGCATTAGGAATCCCCTTCCAGTTCGGTATATCTGGCATTCCAAACATAAGAGCCTCGTTTTTAGATGCAAAAAAGCCGCAATTAAGCGGCATATGTGAAAAACCCGCCGAAGCGGGTTGTGTTTAAATTGTTTCTATCCTGCTATAAACCTAGCTCAGAGTGAGAACCAAGACGGACAAGGCGCAATATGTCAGCGCCTGGCTTTTGATAAATCAATATCAAGTCAGGCTTGATGTGACAATCTCGAAAATCCTTCCAATCACCCGAAAGGGCGTGATCACAATATTTCGGTTCTAGCAAACTATCAGATGCCAATAATTCAATTACTGTCATAAGCGCATCATCCAGAATTTCACGATAACGGCCTTTCTTTTCCCTCTTGTAATCTCGCTTAAACTGGCTTGTATAATCAGTCGTCCGCATTGAGATCAGCCATTAAATCTTTAACTGAGGAAAATGATTTACCGCCACCTTTGCGCGCTTCTTTCATAGCGGCTATCGTTGTCTCATTTGGTATCAGCGGCTCAAAAGGTAATACCTTATCTCTTGCCACTCGCGTTAACATCATACGAACAGCATCTGATACCGTCAGCCCCATTGCCGCCAAAACAGCGGCCGCTTCTGCTTTAATCTCACCGTCGATACGGGTTTGTACTAGCTGGTTTGCAGCCATAATAAGCCTCCAACTGAATGACATTGTAAATCAATTGTAATTCAATGAATGCCTATTATCAACTTCAATGGATAAAAAACAACCTTTATCGAGCTTCAGGCCATTCGTGACTTGGGGATGTTTAAAACAGCTTCGCCAAATTCACACCGTGAACTGCTTTCCATGCAGCTGCCGGATATGAGTTTGCCTTGCCGTAACGTTCATCTGGCACGGAGCGAACCTCTGCACCATTTTCCGTGCACCATTTTTTGAGTGGATGCCATTTGAATTTCTTCTCAAGGCGTTTCTCCACAGAAAGAACCGTGGCGTGCTCTTTACATTCACCAAGCTTTGCAGCGAGGGCATTCTTTTCTTTGACAGCCTTTGGTGCTGTTGCCATCGCTGTTGCTTCGCGCCGACGACTAATCCACGCTTTTGTTTCTATTGCATAATCACGCTGTGCGTATGCGATCTCTTTTTCCTCTTCAGCCTGGATCACCATCAAGGCTAAATCTTTTTTACTTATCAACTCAGCATTTTGTTTGCTGGAATTGAAGTATGCTTCCTCCAGTAGTTCATAGAAATCCCACGCTTGGTCTGTTTCCAGAACTTTGACATGTCTTGCCGCTCCACGCTCCGTCCAGAGGTAAACATGCCTGGCTCGTTTATCGACTACCCCAATATTATTGGGGTAGTTCTTAAAGGCCTTTAATTCTTCCCCTTCAATTTTAAAGAAGTGTTTTCCTTCCTCAAACCGAGATTTGTTATTAGCAAAGTTCACTTGGATACTTTTCACATCAGCACCATACCCAATAGCCAGTAATTCAGTCGTAATAACCCTCTGACCACGGTAAATGACGACTGGCAAGTTGCTTCCCTGAAGCGTGACAACTGTTGATTGATTTGCTACATTCATATCAAACATGTGGTCATGTATTAAATAGTTAGTTGTTATGATAATCTTCCGGTATTTCGTGGTGGAACATGGCTAAAGTAGAAGTTGATTGTCGTTATTGTCACAAATCAGAAGATGTCAAAGGACATGGAAAAGGTCATAGAGGTTATCCCCGCTACCGCTGCTATGCCTGCAGTAAAGTCTTTCAGTTGGCATACACCTATCAAGCTTGCAAACCGGGAGTCAAAGAGCAGATTATTGATATGGCGATGAATAACAGCGGCATCCGTGACACGGCCCGCGTATTGAAGGTGGCAACAGCTACTGTGATGAAAACGCTTAAAAACTCAACCCCCGGAACGTGACGACGCTTCCTCTTGACGGGGATGACATTCATCTTATCTGTGAAGTGGATGAGCAGTGGTCGTTTGTGGGGAGTAAGAAAAATCAGCGCTGGCTCTGGTATGCCTGGGAGCCGCGTATGAAACGGATAGTGGCACATACTTTTGGGGATCGCAGCAGAAAAACATTGGAAAAACTACTGGCACTCTTGTCACCCTTTAATATCCGGTTTTACTGTACGGATGATTATGCCGTTTATGATTGTCTTCCTGAAGAAGTCCATCTTACTGGAAAGATATTTACCCAACGTATAGAGAGAACCAACCTTACCCATCGTACCCGAATAAAAAGGCTGAATAGAAAAACAATCGGTTATTCCAAATCTGAAGAAATGCACGATAAAGTGATAGGCACTTTCATTGAGCGTGAAAACTATATTTAGTGAGCCTTCTAACTATTTAATACACGACCTAATTTATTCATAACATATGAGCTATGAGTACTGATAAATAATTGTTTATTTGATAATTTTTTTTCAATAAAACTAACTAGTGATGTTAGATTCATATGAGATAGATGATTTTCTGGCTCCTCTATTAATAGAACATCTACAGTGTTAGATTTATTTTGTAAAGCAAGTTTAATTTGTACTTTATGTTGTTCTCCTTTACCAATGTATGGAAGAGTTACACCATCTAATGCTAATTGCAAATTAGATTCTAAATTAGTTCCCCCAGAGATGTCTGCAACAATTTTTATTGTTTTGTCTGAAATTTCATTATTTGAATCCAAATTATCATTGATGTTAGTTACATTACTATCAATATTAAAACTTTCTTTTAATTGTCTATATTTGATACCCAATACTGCTTGTTCTTCTCTACTTAATGCAGATGTTAGCACATTATAAATATATTGATTTTTCCCATAGGTGGGATGAAGTCGTGTAGGATCAATGAATAATGATTTAAATGGTTTGTTTATCTGCCTGATTTTTTCATTTGCGAAAGTCATCCATTCTATCTTATAGAACTCTAAAGGAATACTTGTAATGTTATCTTTGTTGGTTTTTATAAAATCATTATAAGTCGTCGTTAAATCAAAATCGAATGAAAATGTAAAACTAATTCCTTGTGTATCAACACGATCTTTGTTTATAGTTCCTCTATAATCTGGTAATCCATCAATAAAAGCCTCTATCGTTATTGTTGGTAAATCTTCTATATTTTTATCACTATCAATATATCTATTAATACTTTCTACATTCATTATATCGGACAAAATCGCATTATATAGTGGTTTACCACGATAAGAATAGTTTAAAACTATTTCAATTGCTTCTAAAATTGAGCTTTTACCTGAATTATTATCACCAACCAAAATGTTAACATCATCATTGAATAAAAATTCATTATCTTTGAATTTTTTAAAATTGACCAATTTCAATTTTCTTATCTTCATTTTTATCTCAACCGTGTAAATATTAGCTATATATTTTAATTAGCCAAATTATAAATAATACAACCCATAAAACATAAAAATCAACCAGTCAATTTTTTCTTCAAATGCCGCCAATCTTTTTCAAGATACTTACGTAAAAAACATCGCCTGATATTTTCTTTTATTTTTCCTATTGTACCTCCTGTTATCTGTTTTCTTCTAATAATCTGAATATCCTCCCAAAGTTGTTCGCGATCAAAAAAAGTCCAAGTAGTAGGTACAGGGGTTAGCCCGTTGGAATAACACACTGGAGCCACCCACTCGAAGAAGACCATTTCTACATGCTCAAGCGGAAAATGTTTTGCTACAGAAGCGATATATTCATAGTCAACTTCATTATCTACAAAGATATAAGATAACGCTTCGCACAAATCTATATCAGTTAGTTTATTGCCCAACGGGTAAATTCCTCTATTTCTTCATCAAAAGTATCAACAACTACCGAACCAACAATAGCTCCAGCCGCGCTCCCCACTAACATCAAAACGACAGCACAAACGGGAGCACCTGGGCCACATACCAAAGATACAGACGCACCAGCAAGTGCTCCACCGGCAGCTCCTCCTCCAATTTGTATACCTTGCTTGATAGCCTCCTTAGGTTTGTTTTCAGCATTTATTATTTCATGTGTTGCTAATACTGCCGTGAAGATAACTCCTACTTTCCCTATAATCTTTAATCGTTTGTTTGCTGTTGTGAATTTAGGGTTATCTCTTGCTGAGGCTTCTATGATCTCATAGTAAATTGCACTTTTTTGATCTGGAGTAAGGCTACCAAATACTTTCCCAAATTTTTTCTGAGAGTATTTATCAATAAGTTTTTCAAAAGATGGAGGTGCTTTTTTATGCCTCTCAGCAAAGGCCAATCCTTGTGCTGACGTAAACTTTCTATGTTCCGTCATAATTTTATTACGCATTTCATAACAAAATTCAGCGGCTTCTTTTACTGATATTTTTTTGGTACTAACCATGTCCTTCACTTCAGAAACTACTCTTTTAATATTTGAAGTATAGCTTTGTCTGACGTTAGCATCGTTGATTACATCAAGAGAAAATTTAATAGACGCACCTTCTAAGGCGGCAACCGCTTTATCTAAAATTGGATCATCAATAGGATGTTCTTGTGTCCCTGCAAATGTTCCTTCAATAAGTTCATATTCCATAATTTCACCCCATGATCTTACTTAATAAGATTTCTGTTAAACTTTGTGAAGAACTTTCTTTTTCAAAATTTTCTATTTCCAATTTCACACACTTATTTCCTGTTATTGATGAGAACTTAACTTTGTTTTGTTTGTTAAACTCACCATTGAGGACAGAACCATCATCAAGAGTCACGAGACATTTAATTCCACAATAATCGATATCATCAGAGATACTGAAACCAATCCATTTTTCTGTTTCTACTGGCGGCTCGGATAAATGCTTTGATAAATCGCCAAGTGGGAAATTAGAAAATCCCGAAAGTAATGGCTTTTCCTCTTCACGTCCCTGCAACTGAGAAATTGCGTAGCCTGTTGTCCCAGCAGCACGATGCGTGCATGAAATGGATTTGTAATCGAGCATCACCGTTTCATTAGGTATCTGGCCATTATCGTTTATCGAGTGGGGATAATGACAAGAGAAATCAACGATTGTTGCTCCTGTCAATTTGATCTCATAAAAAAACTCCAGTTGACCGGCTTGGCTGGTGCAGTAACACTTAAAAACCGCATCTAATAATTCGTTACCATCGATCGCCATCGCTAGCAATGGAGAAGATTTATCGATAGGCTTAGTAAAGCTGACTGGACGATGATTGACGTTCTGATCTCGGCTCATCATATGGCTAAGATTCAATACCTGTATTTCATCTTCTCGTCCTGCCTGATAGCGATTACCTATAGACTCTAGGGTCGAGCACCCCGCTGATATTAAACCTTGTTTCTTTCCTTTCAACGACAAATAAATGATGTATGACATACTTGTCTCCGATTGCATGATATCCAATTGATGCAAAAAAACGCATCAGTAAAACAAGATACAACAATAATGATTACTTATTCCAGTGTGTATAAAAATGCAACGTTTAAATTGTGATTAACCTCTATACTTAAATAAAATTAGATTATTACCTTATTAAAATTTCATATAGCACAGCCAATTTAAATCACACTGACGCGCTGCGCTTGTCTTCTCTGATTTGTCTGGCTAATGCATTAACCAGACAAATCAGAGAGTCTGAAAAACACTATACTCACCAGAAAAACCATTTTGATTTAACCCCTCCCTATTAAAGAATTAGGGATAAAACTGTTCACCCTATTCACCTCTAAATATTTTTATTTAAATTCATATTGTTAAAGGATGATGACTTAAAATTAAACTCATCACCACTCTTCACTCAACCCTTCACCTTTAAATCAGAAAAAGGTGAACAGGAGTGAAGACTTGTGAACAGTTTAAAAATAACTATTCATCCTTTAATGCCTTGATATATCTAATTTAAATCATAGGGTGAACAGTAGTGAACACTTTTTACTATTTTTAGGGAATCTTTATCTGTGTGAAACAATTTATTCTTCTGGCAGGTTATTCTCTGTCAGTTTCGGCAGCCATTCGATGGCGGTGTCGATATTCAGATCCAGATTACTGCGAATGCCCTGTTTACTTTTCTTACGCAGGTAATGCTGGTTGTATTCAGCCAGTGCGCCGGGCATATCCATACCGAAGCGGGTCACGGAAACCGGTTTATTCAGGTTATTGCCTTTCATATAAGCAAGGTAAGCATGATAGAGGTATTTGCGGGGATTGAACGGCACGATTTCCGCATTGCCAATTAACAAACCATCAGCTTCATGAGAAGCCACCAGATAACCGCAAAAATCAACCAGCGGATCTGTACCGCGTTTGATATCCAAAGCCTCTTCGGATTTTTGTTGCTCTGCCAATAAACGCCTTGCAGTTTGTGGATCAGCAAACCGGTGAAGCAGTTGCCGGATAATGATAGGCAGTTCTGCCGCGATTTTGTCCCGCAGAAGCGGATCGCGTTCGTTTTCCGGCACGACTTCGGAGAAGTTGAAAATCACCCGACGCCGCGACACTCCGCCACTGCGATCACTGAAGCTCATGGCGTTATTGTTCACCGCCAGCACCACAGCCGGAATGCGGGTTGAATAGGGCTGTTTGTGCTTCGGGTCAATGGCGACTTCATCCCCGCCTGTAATGGCCTTGATACCGGAGCCATCGCCCACATAGCGGGTCTGGTCGGGCAGGATAATCAGCGAATATCCGACAATCAGCGCCCGTTCCCGTGGGTTTTCCAGTGCGGCCATACTGGCAGAAACCGTATTTCCTTTGCCTGCCAACATCGAGCAAACTTCAGCAAAGATGCTTTTGCCACTACCTCCGGCACCGGTGACTTCCAGAAATAACTGCCAGTCGCAACGGTTCGCCAGCACCATAAACAGCGCGGCCAGCACTCTCTCTGCTTTGTTTTCACAGTGTGCTGTTGCACGGTTAAGCCAGTGCCAGAACTGAGTTGCATGGTTTTGCAGGGTTTCCCCCGAAACAGGGGAATTGAATTCAACATCATTCGCGAGCAATAACCAGTCATGTTTGTAATGAGGCCTGAACTGACCGATTTTCAGATCAAATACCCCATTACGGAACCCGATTAAATGACGCTCTGGCGAGTTCATCATGGGAAGCTGTAATTTCAGAGCATCCACAGCAGAGCCAATGCCATGCGGTGAGTACGGCATTTTCTCTTCCATAAAAGCCGCCACCATTTCCCGCTGTAAATCGCGGTCACTGACCGAACACCAGACAATACCATCATAGTGATGAACGGTTTCCGAAGCACTATCCAGTGCCAAATCACCGTCATAACGTGCCAGTAACACTTCTCCGCGCTGACTGGCTCCCATCTGACATAAGGTTAGTTTTGACAATTCGGCATCCTTGGGCTGAATGACTGCTTTTTTCGTTATTGGTGCCGGTTGATAAAGCCCCTGAGCAAACGCCAGCTTTGCCGTTTCTACACCATACTGTTGGCGGTAGTCGTCCCAATCGGCTTTATGTTCTGTCGGCGGTAACGTGATCCAGCCATTCACCGCAATAGCCGCTTTTTCTGCCGAGATTTTGCCGGTATTCACTTTCGGTTTACCGTTTTTATCCAACTCATCGGGGTGATGCCCGTCGTTATCGGCGGCAATAATGATCTTCGTGCCCGGCCAGCGTTCCCTGACTGATTGTGCAACGGAGAGCAAATTGCCTGCATCCAGCGCCGCCAGAACAGCGCCTTTGCAGAATTGGTTAACTGTGAGTGCCGTGGCGTAACCTTCGGTAATTATGACCGTATTAGGATTCTCTTCCAGCGTTGATAAAGGAATAAACGCGCCTTTCTTCTGGCTGCCGGTGAGTAATTTTTTCTCGCCATCCGGTTTAATGATCTGCGCGCCTGTGACTTTTTTGTCCAATGTTGTGAGTCGCAACACGGCTGAATTATCAGGCAATAACCGCTGATTAGGGCAATGCAGCCCTTTTGAGGTCAGATAGGGAGATTGTCCGGCAACAGTTTGCGCCATCAGAGCCGCCACTCTATCGGCAATCGGCTGTGTTGTTTGAATGGTTTTTCTGGCTGGCTTGAGTTCGGGCAAGGGTAATGCCAGTACGTTTGCAACGATTTTCGCCGCCTCAGTGATCGAAATTCCTTTGGTTCTTGCCACCAAATCCAGTCCATCACCATAGTTCGGCATGTCACACTGGCGGCAATGCCAGTTGCCATGATGGTGATCATCGATAAAGTGAAAACGGTCAGTGCCGCCACAAATCGGGCAGGCACCATGTTTGTCTTTCGCTGGGATATCGATACCGCAGGCAGGCAGCAGATTTTCCCAATGATACATGGCGGATTTTTTCACGGACTGGATCAGATCGCGCGGTTTTTGGCTGCGGGTTTTATCTGAAAGTGTAAATTTAGGGTGAGTTTGGGTATGCTGTATATCAGCCATCATCGTTACCTCGTATAACGGTTGTTGGTCAGACGCCCTGTATGTGTTGTGAGCACTACGGGGCGTTGTTTTTTATATTACATTTCTTATGTTCTTTTCTGTGTTATGCCGCTCGTGATCCTGCGATCCGTTGCGCAATCCAGTTATCAATTTCTGATTCAATAAACGCGATGGAACGGGAGCCGAGTTTGATTTGTTTCGGGAATTCTCCATCGCTAATCAGTTTATAGATCCACGCCTTGCTATAACCCGTTCTGCGCTGAACTTCGGGCAAACGAATAAGGTTTTCTTTCGGTGCTGTCATTGTCATATTATTTATCTCCTGTTACCGAGTCCTTGAGCGCTCATCGTGGACGTTGTTTGATGACAGGCGGATTATTTAAAAAGCAAGATTAAATGAACAGCGTTAATTGTTTACTCCATTTGTGAAATAAAATCCCACAATCCATGTTCTGTATAAAAAAATAACTTTGTTGGCACTGCCAACACAGAATAAAAAAACACCACACATCTTGATTTGTATGAAAAACAGGCGCTTGTGCCCCGGGCACAGATGTGTAAAAAATCACCGCATCTTTACGCCCTTTTGCCAAATTTTCCAATCAAGACATTTTCTCCCCGTTCCAGCATCTCCATATGGTCTGCATACCATTGCAGCATTTCTCTGCGCCCCTCCAGATATTGGGCGTGATTGTAAGTTCCCCGGATGCTGTTCTTATCAACATGGGCAAGCTGAGTTTCAATCCAAGCCGTGTTATAGCCTTGTTCATGCAGGATAGTACTCATGGTGTGGCGGAAGCCGTGGCCAGTTGCCCTGCCATCATAACCAATGCGTTTAATAACCTGATTAATAGCGGCTTCACTCATCGGTTTCCCCGCATCATTACGGCCGGGGAAAACGTATTTCCCACGCCCTGTAATAGAGTGCAGTTTGATGAGAATGGCTTTAACCTGATTGGATAGCGGGACGATGTGAGGGCGACGCATTTTCATTCGCTCAGCAGGTATCTGCCAGATATCCTTATCAAAATCGAATTCAGCCCATTCTGATTCTCTTAATTCGATAGTACGCACGCCGGTAAGCATCAGCAAACGTGTCGCGGATTGAGTCACTTCGCTTCCGCTATAACCCGCCAAGGCGATGAGGAATGCATTCATTTGGTCGGCTAAAAGGTGTGGGAAATGTTTTTGCTTCGGAGCCTTAAGTGCGCTGGCAAGATCGGTAACGGGATTGAACTCTGCCCGCCCGGTAATCACGGCATAGGTGAAAATTTGCCGACAGGCCTGTCTGGTTTTTTTCAATTTATCCAAAACACCGCGTTGCTCCATTTTTCGGAGCACAGCCAACATTTCGGCGGGTTTAATCTCGGTAACGGCACGTTTACCAATATACGGGAAGATATCTTTTTTCAGATATTCCAAAATGTCTTCGGCATACCCTTTTGACCAGTTGGGGCGTTTATGTTCGTGCCACTCAATGGCGATGGATTCAAAACTATTGCTGACCGCAAACGCTTTGGCTGCTTTTTCAGCTTTCTTTTCTTCTATCGGATCATTGCCATCCGATAGCGTCCGCCGGGCTTCGTTTCTCTTGGTTCTTGCGTCTGCGAGGGAGATATCAGGATATACCCCTAATGCGAGTAATTTTTCTTTGCCTGCGATCCGGTACTTCAACCGCCAATAGCGAGCGCCATTAGGGTTAACCAATAAGTATAGTCCGCCACCATCTGCAAGTTTATAGGGTTTTTCTTTCGGCTTTGCAGTGTCCACCTGCCGGGCTGTTAACTTCAT